GGTCTTTTCAATAAGTTCAATCATTCCATTTCTTAATTCAGTAATAGCTTTTGCTTTAGATGAAACATCAATTCCAAATTCAGATAAAACATCTCCTAAAATATCAGCAAGTTTATCAAGGGATTCCATTTCTTTAGTAGTAGAGTTCAAAGTAGAAGTAAATTTAGCAATAAAAGGTATGGGAGAATATTTGCCTAAGAATGAGGCAAGGAAAATCATCAATTTCTTAGTATTATCAAAACTAGATTGTTCTTTAGCTTTAGAACTGAAAAATTCAGAAAAATAGGAAACAACAGAAGTATCTAAACCTAAAACAGAAAGTAAGGGTACAACATGAGTAATTAATTGAGTCATAGATTCGGAGGTAGCAATTCCAGTTGAACAAGCAATAATGACGGGCCAGTTATTTTTGACTTTATCTGAGAAAGATTCAATGTTAGCCAGTTTATCAGCATGTTTTTCGAGTTTTCCAAGAGTATCTTTTCCAGCATTAGTAAATTTGGTAATAGCATTCAGAGTTTCAATCAAATGAGGAATAAATTCTTGCATTGATGAAGCAGAGTCTGCAGCACCTTCAATCTTTGGGGCCATGGATTTAAGCAAATTGGAAGTATCAGTAATAGCACACTTAACATCATTAGAGGTCTGTTCAATAGAAGTAAAACATTTATTAAGGTTATCAACAGTAGTAGCTCCGGGTACATAATCATAAAGTCCTTGTTCTTCTCCCTTTTCCACATTAACTTTAGGTCTAAAGTCGTTAACATGGTCAAGGAATTCTTGAACAATTTTTCCATTTGTGCGAAGTAAGTTCCGGAGGGTGCGAGCGTTGTTATTAATCTTAACATAATCAATAGGAGTTACATTAATAATCAGATCTTCAATATATAAAAGAATTTGATCAAGGTATTCAACATGAGTAGTAAGATTAAGGAGAGAATACAAAAGAGGGTTTCTCTTATGTACCGGGATCGAAAGCAAAAGGTCTTCAAAATTTGATATAATATCGAAAAGATACAGGAATTTATCAAATTTAAGATGAAACATTTTATCAAGAAGAATTGTAATCAGATTGTTAGTAGTTTCATCAAGGGGAACACACAATTTATGTTGTTGCTCAGGGAAAGAGCTTTTAACATCAAATGAGGGTTTTACATTTTTATTTACAGGAAAGTAATCCCATAGAGTAGGAT